TGCAGTGAACAAATGGCGTGAGCATCGTGAAAATAGAGCGATGCGAAGAAGTATGGTTCCTGCATCAAGCGGATTTAGGAATTTCAGTCGACGACATTAGTTTGTTGTCTTTTTTCTCTTTACGCTGCCTGTTCGGCAGTAATTACGCAGTTTACATCATATAAATATCTTTTTCTTTAATTTAAATCGTCCGTGTTCGTCTTTCGTGCACTCAAGTTTTGCAGGTGTTTTTAATCCTGGTGCATTTAACATGTCCCTCATTCCGTAAAGGTTGGACATTCGCTTATAAAAAGTGCTTGGTTTATTTATGTGGAGCTTTACAAAATTATTATACAAGATTGTTCTAGACTTTTCACTATTTGTAAAATAAGACTCAAACGCATCGCCTTCAACGCATTTATACTTTGCGTGGATTATAGGGAAACTTGTGTTTCCTTGTGGCGATACCCAGTACGTGGCTTCGATCACGTTTAAGCTGTAGGCAGGTTGGATCGTTCGGGTAAGCTTGGCGTTGGGATCAATGAGTTCAGCATTGCAAGACCTGCACTGACGAGCTGTTTTATCGTTCTTTTCTTCGCATGACGGGCAGTCTTTCCACTCAAAATAGTAATCGCACCGTTTGTTGTTGATTGTGCCTCGGCATCGTCTTGCGTGGATACTGTTCATCGTATTGCACGTGTAGCATAAAAAAGGATAATCTTCTTCGGTATCTGATTCTCGCGGCTTTAATGCCTCGTTAATAATTGGATCATCAATATTTCCATGACGTTGTAAATTCTGGGCATAGTCAAGCACTAAAGCCGACTCTTTGCCGGGATGCAACCTAAGAACCCTACCTATGCCTTGAACAAATAAAATCAAGCTTTCCGTGGGCCTCAACCAAGCGCAGACGTCAAACAATGGCAAGTCTATGCCTGTTGTTAATACGTTCACATTGATCAAATATTTTATAATCCCATTTTTTGCATTTTTAAGAATTTGTTGTCGTTCATGATGAGGAGTATCGCCGGTAACAATAGCCCATTGTCTTTCCGGTAAGCTTCTGGCGCATTCCAAGCAATGGTTTTTTGTCGATGCAAAAATAAAAGCTCCTTTGCGACCATTATCAATAACAGCCACAAGTTCTTTCATTATTTCACCGGTTAATCTTTCATTTTTTGAAATAGCTATTTGCAAGTCTTTATGTTTAAATTTTCCAAAATTATCGACATGACAACTGCTAAAGTCGATGCTATCAACATGAGTTAAACCAAAAACAGGTTTTGTTAGATAGCCATTTGCAATTAGCCAAGACGTTGATACGGTTGCTACTTCTTCTTTGAATAGTTCATTTGGGCCAACAATGGAAATTGCTTTATCTCTGTACGGAGTGCCAGTTAATCCTACTATTCTAAAAGAATATTGCTCTTCTTGAGCCATGCGTCCATAATGTAATAGTATTCTCATAAACATGGAGGACGAATCATGTGGCGAAATCTGGTGACATTCATCAACAATTATGAGGTTAAATTTTTGCCGGCCGATCTCTTCTTCATTGCGGATACCTTGCAGAATGGAGTGTGGGGTGCCGAATACTACAGCTTTTTCAAAGCACTTGGATTGCAACCCAGCGCAATAAATGCCTGCGTCTCGGTGCTGGAGATTATACGCATGGGCATTTTGCTGTACCAGCGTGGAATTCATCGTGAGGCACAAGCCGCGATAACCGACGCGAGCACAGAGCAGAAGAAGCTCGGCGATGATTAAACTTTTACCTGCCCCTACTGATGCATTTACAAGCAACGGGTGGGTTGTTTCTTTCCATCGTTGCTTGATTTTGTTGATGACTTCTTGCTGATATTCTCTCGGTATTTTACGCATTATTCTCTAACGCTATTGGCAGCGGAGACCTAGGAAATATTTTAGCCAAAGCGCAAACTTTTTCTTTTGCTATTTGAAAACATTCCTTGTATGGAATATTTTTTGACATGCTATCTTGAATTGATATGGCTATAGCCTCATCAGCCATTTCAGTAAGCCTTAATTGCCGTATAGACATTACATCTCTAGCGTTTGGGTATTTTTGTTCTAAAATAAATAACCCTGTTAATTCCATCCTGCTAAAATTCATGTAATACTTTTCTGCTGATTTACTGCCTTGATCTTTGGCGTAACTAATAAATCTTTGAATAATGTCCGTGCATTCTCTTCTCATAGTTTTTGTTTCAGTTCTAATTGATAGCCATTCTAAATTTTTTTCGTTTGAAGCTTTTGTAGAAATAATCTGCCTCATTCGATAAAACTCTTCAACCAATTTAATTTTGAAATTAATCACTTCCGGTGAATTATTCATCAACGCAATTAAAAGAGACGCTTGTAATTCACTTAACAAGTAAACGTCTATTTCTTTTTTCCATACGCGGCGTTTTATTTTTTTTATATCAGAAAAAGATTTTATTTCGGAGTGGGTCTTTAATAAAGAAACTAAAGATCGATGCTCCATGTTTAAACCGGCAGCTAATGACGCAGAATCTGTAAACACGTTACCTCCTATTATAGTTACTAATGTAGTTTGCATATTAATTAATAATCAAGCAATTAAAAGAAAGATTATTATAAATCAAACAAATAAATCTGTCATTTGAAATAGCAGATTTATCTGCTTTATTTTTTATAATCTAACAATTGATTGCGACATTTGAAATGTATTACTCAAAATTCTCAAGCGGCTTATAAACTTCCGCATTCAATGCAGCAAGTTGTATTTTTGCGGTTTGCATGTCTCTTGATATCTCATCAACTTTGCTGCCAATCATGAAGTCGTCGTAGTGAAGGTTGCATGTGCTGTATTTCATATGTAATCGAAAGAACAGTAATGAAACAAGACTTGCAGCCAATGAGCCACCCGCAAATCCTGTAAAAAAAGAACTTAATTCAGACACCATGACACACTCCTTTGTAAGCACAATTTTGGCACGCTAAAAACAACGGCGACTTGTTGATTCGTTCCGGTGGTTCGTCAATTGTACTAATAGCCAAAGCTTTTATCTTTAGTTCGCTGTAAAACATGTCATCAAAGTTAACCCATTCGTGATGAAATTCACTTGTGTCTTTATTAACAGCAATTAAAGCAGCCTTCTTGTAGCCAGACATGCCCATGTATGCCTGCACTTGCGCGTAATAAATCGGAGACCAAACGCGCAATCCTTTGTTCTTAAATATCTGAAACAAACTATTTTTAGCTGTTTTTATTTCTAATATAGCTGGTTTTTCTTGAGACATTAACAGCAGCCCATCTGCATGGCCCTGAAAAATTGGCGCGTCTTTATCTTGATAAAACAGCCAATTGTTTTCCTTTGTTGGTTCTGTAACGTGAAATCCTGTTTTTCTCAAGTATTCGATCGGAAGCGTTTCAAGTCGTTTGCCGATGTCGAACGTAACGCGCACGTTTGGTTTTATAGGTTGTCTTTCAAAGCCGTGGAACCCATACCAGATAGCGCGGCTGCAAGCATGACCTATGCTGCTTGCGCCAATGTATTTGCGATGCTCATCTTGAGGTAACTCAGAGATTGTTCTTGCTATTATCGCGGTCAAGTCCATTTTAATTCCTTAAAAAACACCAAAAAATTCCCGTCTACCGTCATCATTGCAACATTGTAAATGATTTTTCATCGGTTCAATCAAAACATAGCGACTAGGAAACACAATACAAATCAAGTCATCGTTTTTACGTACGTCCTCTAAAATGTTTACAACCATCTTGCGATTCAACACCGACGCTTCTTTTATTTCAACGCGAAATATCATCTCGTCTTTTTTGACGTGCAAAGTCGGCTCAATAGCTGCATCAAATCCAACGCTTAAAATTTGATACCCCATCTTTTTTAACGCAGATACAGCTGTCTCAACACTTTCATGTACTTCAATAATTCGATTGTTTACATTTATTTCTATCATTTTTTTTCCTTTGCAGGCCTTATTTTTAAGGCCTGGCAACATAAAATATTTCATTGACTAAAAAGGTACGTCATCATTTTCTTTTGCAATTTTAGAATTGCGAGTTAATGCGCTTTCTAATCCTGAGTCCGCTGACTGTTGCGTAATTTTCTTGATGCCAGTTTCTGTTTTTATTGTATTAAGTTTATGTACTTCTCGTACATTATTGCCGTAAAAATAAGTTCCATCATCACGCTTCAATGAATATTCAGATATTTTTATATGCATTGATTTTCCGATAGTTACCATTAAATCGTGATCAGTAGGTGCATTCTGATGAGTTGGTTGAAAATCACATAATTGCAAAATCAATTTAAAAATATTTAAATTTCTTTGTATCTGCTCAGGTTTACCCTCAAAACATCTTATTTTTAACGTTACTTCACGGTTTTTATAATCTCCGTCTGACAACTTAAATGTTACTTGATAAAATTTTTCGTCAATACCTTTGAATTCGTTATGTTTTTCTATCAAGCCAAATTGCTTAATAACAGCAGCTGCTTGTGTGCCTTCTGGAATGATAGAGAAATCACTAACAAAAGAATCTTGCGGTAACCCAGTCGGCATTACGCCAAGTCCACTTAGCCAAAAACTCATAACTTACTCCTGTTGATTATTAATATTGTTAACGTATTGTTCTAGCAGCTTGCCAATACTTTCAGTTGATAAATGACCTTCGCTTAAAGATTTTATTAATTCTTCTGTAAACAAAAACGCAGTCAAAAGCTCTATTTCTGTGCCAGTGCTCATATTTTCTATTTTATTCATTACGTCTCTTGCTTGACGTAATGAATGTTTTATTCTGTTTTTAATCTCTTTTTGCGTTGCCATTATTCTTCCTCAAAATATTCAATCATTTTTTCGCGTACTAATTGTAAGTCGTTATCAATAATCTGTGATTCAAAAAGCCCCAAAGGTGATTTGGCCATATGTTGACCGTCAAAATTAGTGATAAAACCGTATACGCCGTCATTAACAATAGCATGCAATACGGTACTAAATTTACCCTCTATGCATATATATTGATCTATCATCTTGCCAATTGTTTTCGGCTTTGATTTTCCGTGCGAATCAATATCAACATGCATCATTACAAAACAATGCAAATCATCGCGCAAACTAGAAACCAAATCTAAAATATCAAACATATCTTTAGCTATTTCAATAAATCTGTCATACCCGCGTTGTGTTGCTTTTCTCATAAAGCTGTTAGTAGTTGTATAGCCAAAATCGTCCAGAATCAAATTTCGTATGTCTGGACGCTTTGCTTGCACCAGATTAATTACGCGTTTAATAGCGTTTGTATCGTCTGTTGCGTAATAGTTGCCACACAAGCCATCTGACGATAACGGTTTATATTTTGCTTTTGCGCCCCTAAATGGCAAGGGCTTGCCGATGACGTTAATAATAAACGTTTCTTTTGAATCAAGATTGCGCATGCTTGTTGATTTACCCGTGCCTGATTCACCTAGCAATAAAATTGCGTTACTCATAGCCCGCACCCCTCAGGATATAAATCTTGAATGGATTTTCCAGGTTTTTGACCGGCGTAATCATCGTGAAATATAGAACATGCGCTTAAAGAAGCGCACAATAAAATAATAGAAATCCTTAACATGATGCAGAAATCCTTACATTTAATTTAGCAGTTTTTTTTGAAATAACTTGTGATAGTAATAATACGTCTTCTTTTGAACCGTACTTTTCGCAATCACGAATGACTTTTTTATCCAGCTCATAAGATATTTTTTGTTTAACAGGATTAAAACAAGATTGTAATCGTGAACCGATTGCGTCGTACTCA